GGTCGTACAGCCTCTGGCATCTCTATGTTGATGAACGCTGCTGGTGGCTCCATCAAGACAGTGATTAAGAACGTTGATGACTACTTAATTGCACCACTCGGTAAAGCTTTCTTCAGCTTCAACATGCAGTTTGACTTTGATCCAGAGATCAGGGGCGACTTGGAAGTGAATGCTCGTGGTACTGAAAGCTTGATGGCAACAGAAGTGCGCTCACAACGATTGATGCAGTTCTTGCAAATTGTTAGCAACCCTGCGTTGATGCCGTTTGCGAAGATGCCTTACATCATCCGTGAGATTGCTAAGTCGATGGACTTGGATCAAGACAAGGTTACTAACAACATGGATGAGGCTGCACGTCAAGCTGCGTTGATGGCACCGCCTGCTGCTCCCGGTGCTGCTCCTGCTGAGGGTGCTCCACCTGTACCGGGTGCTGGTGGTCCTCCCGGTGTAGCTGATATGACTGGTGGTGGTGCTGGCAACATTGGTGTTGGTGCTGCTCCTGTACCGGGTGAGCAAGGCTTTAGTGCTGCTCCTCAACCACCAATGGGTGCTCAATAAATGAGCAAGGCTTTCCTACCTAAACTTAAAGGTATGCTCAACAGTCCTCATATGTGGGATGCCTTTGTTGAGAAGCTTGACTATGACATTGAGCAGCATCAACGTAAGTTGGAGCAGGCTACAGAATTGAGTGAGATGTTTAAAGCTCAAGGAGCAATTGCTGCATTGCGTCAGCTTAAGTATTTGAAAGATGAAATCAATCATGCAAACTGAAATGAATAAGTTGTTTGCCGAAGGCGGCGTAATGCAAGAGGGTGGCACAGTCGATCCTGTCTCTGGTAATGATGTACCACCCGGTGCAATGCAAGAAGAAGTGAGAGATGACATTGATGCCAAGCTCAGTGAGGGTGAGTTTGTTTTTCCTGCTGATGTTGTTCGATTTATTGGTCTGCAAACCTTAATGAAACTACGTGATAAAGCTAAGATGGGTCTAAAGCGTATGAACGATATTGGTCAGATGGGGAATGCCGAAGAAGTGGAAGACGGTGAAGCCTTGTATGGAGAAGAAGAAGAGATGGACGATGAAACATTCTCTTCTGAGATTGATTCCATCATGGGTGAAGAAGGCGGTGAAGAAGAGCGTGAATATGCTGACGGTGGTTATGTTGTACCAGAGAACCAAGAACTATATCGTGACGCTCCCATCAAAGGTTTTGAAATGGTGCCGATGACCAATGATGCTGGTCAAACCATCTACATTCCATTCATTAATGGTGTAGCTCAGTTGTCTATTCCTGCTGGTTACAAAGTAAAGAAAGCTGGTGATACTGGCACGACACCGACTACTGAAACTACACCTACTACATCAGGTGGTGATACTGGTGGTGGATATGGTGATGGTGGTAGTGGTGGTGGAGGCAGTGGAGGCGGTTCAAATACAGATGGTTCAGCCAAAGGTGGTGGTCAAGGTGTTAGTAATTCTTCAATCTCTGCGGGGTTAGCGGCTATGGCGTTTGGTCAAAGTTTAGCAGGTAAAGCACTATCTGCTATAACAGGTGTTCCTGCTTCTACTATTAGTAATGCTTTAGGAAAAGCCATGAATGATGCGCAGCTTGATGCTTTGGGTAAGGCCGATGCTGCTCTAAGTCAAGACACTCTTGGTGGACAACTTGGCCTCGTGTCTGATCAAAGCGGTAATATTTCTACGGTATCTAATCAGTCTATCACCGATGCTTTTGATATGGCTACTTTTGGTACAACCAGTTCTCAAATGAGTGCTGAAGCAGCATCTACTGCTCAAGGTTTAGCCGCTGCTGATGCTGTTGGTGCTGAAGGTCCGGGTGTTGGTAATATTGGTTCGCTTGGATTTGGCACAACTGGAACCGACACAGGAACTGATGGTGTTAGTAGTGGTAATACTGGTGGACTTGGATTCGGTACATCAGGAACCGACACAGGAACTGATGGTACTGGTGCAGGTACTGGTGACGGCGGCGGTGGTGGTGTAGGTGCTGGCGATGGTGGTGGTGGTATAGGTGCAGGTGAAGGACTTGCCAAAGGCGGTCTTGTTTCTAAACCAAAGAAATCCAATTCAAAAGGTTTAGCAGGTCGTCGTAAGTAATATACAATATGAATACCAGAGTCTGTGGTGGGCAGACTGGTACTAAACAATACCCACCATCATTGGCTACCTCTCTCCGAGACATATTGTCTCCTACAGTGCAGCCCCAACTTAAAAGGTAAATATGACTGAAGTAGTCTTGGAACAAAAATCGCAGACAACAATGGTTACTCCGTTCGGTAAACGCAATGCCAATCGTGACCGCATTGAACGCGAAGAAGAAGAGTTGAAACAACTCACTGAGAAGAATGTTGAGAAGCCTGCCTCCTCTACCGAAGATGTTACAGAAGACGACAGCAACTTGTCAGCAGAAGAGAAGAGCTTTAAGAAACGCTATGGTGATCTTCGTCGTCATTCACAGCAGCAACAACTTACATTGCAAAAGCAAATTGATGAGTTGAAGCAACAGCTTACACAGTCTACAGAACAACAAATCAAGCTGCCAACAAACGAAGAAGACTTGGCTAAATGGGCAGCAACCTATCCTGACGTGGCAAAGATTGTTGAAACCATTGCCATCAAGAAAGCTAAAGAGCAAACTGCTTCAATTGAGCAGCGCTTTGCAGCCTTGGATGAACAAGAAAAGCTGACTGCTCGTGAGAAGGCTGAGCTTGAATTGATGAAGATTCATCCAGACTTTGACACTATCCGAGACACCGATGACTTCCACAATTGGGCAGAAGAACAACCTAAATGGGTGCAACAGGCTTTATATGAGAACGATGCAGATGCTCGTGCTGCTGCTCGTGCCATTGATCTGTATAAGATTGATCGCAACATTGGTAAAGCGAAGCCGAAGAAGGAAGATACTTCTGCTGCACAAAGTATCCGTACCCGCAGTGAACGCTCTGCCCCAAGCAGCCAAGACACCGAAGGCGTGATTTATGAGTCTCAAGTGGCTAAGATGTCTAGTAGACAGTATGAAGCCAATGAAGCTGCCATCACTGCTGCTATGGCTGCTGGTAAGTTTGTGTACGATTTAAGCGGCAATGCACGATAATAGTTGACACAGGCTGTAAAAGTCTGGTATAACTTTTAACAGGACGAAAAGGGTAGCTCCCCTGACAGTGCTAACTCACTGCCTAGTCCTTTGCTAAATCTAGTTAGGGATTGAAATGAATGATGTTGTGAAGACTTGTCGCGTGTGCGGCGAGGTTAAGTTGTTAGATGAGTTTTATGGTCAACGTAATGATTGTAAAGAATGCACTAAGAAAACAACTGTTAGGAATAAAATAGGATATGTTCCTTTGCATGAGAGAAGTATTCAGTCAAGGCTGAAAAATCTTTGTACAAAAGCAAAGCTTAGAACTAAAGAATTTTCGCTAACCCCATATGATTTAAGTATTATTTGGGAGAAGCAAGATGGTCGATGTGCTTACACAAAACTGCCGCTGCTTGCAACAGCCAACCAGTTTAATACAGTAAGCCTTGACAGAATAGATAGCAGTAATGGATATGTCGTTGGTAATGTTCAACTCGTCTGTGCTGCTGTCAATAAGATGAAGCAAGAATATTCAGAAGATCTGTTTATATTGTTGAGTCTTTTAGTAACACAAAACAATAAACTGTCAGATATACCTGATGTTTTATTAGCCCGTTATTTTCCGTTGGGCACTTCGGAATTATAATGTACCTAGTGAAGCCAGCCTCTGTAGTTGTGTTGAGTGTATTTAATTATATGCCAATATTTCTAGGAGAATCATAATGGCCTTTCCCTCAGCCGTAGGTTACAATAGCCTACCCAATGGTAATTTCAGTGCTGTAATTTACAGCAAAAAAGTACAACTCGCGTTTCGCAAATCGTCAGTTGTTGAAGACATCACCAACAATGACTTCTTCGGTGAGATCGCTCAGATGGGCGATAGCGTAAAGATCATCAAAGAGCCAGAAGTTTCGGTTCAGTCTTACAAGCGTGGTACTCAAATCACTGCTCAAGATCTGGACGACGAGGACTTCACTTTGGTGGTTGATCAGTCGAACTACTTCGCTTTCAAGATCGACGACATTGAAGCTGCTCACTCACATGTGAACTTCATGCAGATGGCTACTGACCGCGCTGCTTATCGCTTGCGTGACCAGTATGACCAAGACGTGCTCGGCTATTTGTCCGGCTACACACAGTCTGCTTTGCACAGCAATCCTGATACAGCCCGTACCACTTTCCCCGGTACTAAAGCTGTCGCTACTGCTGGCTCTGACGAACTGTTGTCCAGCATGAAGTTGAGCCGTCCCAACTTCAGCAACCTGACTAGCGCTGGTTCTACTGGTGACTCTATTCCATTGTCCCCACGTTTCCCCGGCGCTACTGGTGCTTCCACAACCACTGTGTCTCCTCTGACTGTGATTGCCCGTATGGGTCGTCTGTTGGATCAGCAGTTTGTTGACACCCAAGGTCGCTGGTTGGTCGTTGACCCTGTGTTCGTTGAGATGTTGAAAGACGAAGACAGCCGTCTGTTGAATGGTGACTTCGGTGGTTCCGGTCTGCAAAATGGCTTGATCATCAACAACCTGCACGGCTTCCGTGTCTATGTGTCTAACAACACTCCTAAGATTGGCACTGGCCCCGGTACTTCTGGTACTTCTGCCCAGTCCACCAACTTCGGTGTGATTGTTGCTGGTCAAGACGCTGCTGTGGCAACTGCTCAGCAGATCAACAAGACTGAGACATACCGCGATCCTGACAGCTTTGCTGACATCGTGCGTGGTATGCACCTCTATGGTCGTAAGATCTTGCGTCCCGAGGCTATCGTTACTGCGTTGTACAACGTTGCCTGATGAAACAGGGGAGGCTCAAAAGGCTTCCCCGTTTCTACATCAATCATATCTCATTAAAGGAAATCTAAAATGGCTACTATTACTACCCTTGCTGGTGGCGCTTCCGCTGGTCGCACCGCTGGTTCCGTGCCTTATGTTGTTGATAAGGTTATCGACTTCGCTGCTGCTGCAACTGCCAAAGGTTCTGCCTTGGCTGCTGCTGACGTTATTGAGTGCTTGTCTGTTCCTGCTAACACAGTCATCTTGAATGCTGGTTTTGAAGTTATCACCGTTGCTGGTGGTGAGTCTGCTGACAATGCTTGGGACTTGGGTGTCACTGGTGTTGACGCTGACGTGTTCGTTGACGGCTTCGATGGTGACGCTGCTGCTGCTGGTGCTTATGCTCAGAACGCTGCCGCCTTCCAACCTGTTGTGATCGGCACTGCTGACACCATTGACTTGCTGATCCAAGCTGCCACTACCGCCCCTACCTCTGGTTCGTTGCGTGTGTGGGCTGTGTTGGTGAGCGTTGATGGCCGTCCTACAACTGACGCTGTTGACCGCGATCAACTGGCCTAATCTTTTAGGCTGACCTAAGAGGGGGGGGTCTTTCACGAGGCTCTCCCTTTTGTTGTTTGAAATATACAGGAACATATTATGGCTATCACCTCTGCACTCTGCACCAGCTTCAAGAAAGAATTGTTGGAGCGTAAGCACGACTTCAATGCCACTAGCGGTCACACATTTAAGATTGCTCTATACACATCGTCTGCAACACTCGGTGCAGCCACCACAGACTACAGCGCAACCAACGAAGTTGTTGGCACAGGCTACACCGCTGGTGGTGTGACATTGACCAACATCGACCCAACATCATCGGGCACTACAGCCTTTGTAGACTTTGCCGATGCGACATGGGCCAGTGCTACCATCACTGCTGCTGGCGCTCTCATTTACAACCCCACCACTGACGGTGGCTCTAGCACCACCAACCCTGTTGCTGTCATCTCTTT